AGCGTGCAGTTTTTGTGTATATGAGGGAGCTGTCAAGCCTCAGCCCTAAACAGCTATCAATAGCTATGTCAACAATTAGAAAACACTATAGGGACCTAGTTAAAGATGATAGATTTGATATATTTTTTGGAGTTTAACAATGTCAAAATCAATAGAAGATGCAATGGACTCAGTAAATGACAAGAAAAAGAAGATCTCCAAATTCTCAGATCTTCTAGACTCTTTAGAAAGTACAGAGGATAAGAAAAAGCTTTTGTGGAAAGAGGTATATGAAAATGCACTTAACGACAGAGAGAATGCAGGAGTCTTGTTTACAGACCTGCTAGTTCAATCACAAGGAAATGCAGCGAACCACACCATGTTCGGCCCTATAATGTCAAAATACCTAGAGAGAATGGCAAAGTCAAACGATCAAATTTTAAGACTTGCTGAGCTAATAGCAAAGGAAGATGAAAAATCAGTTGATGTAAATGACATCTTCAACAAGATAACGGAGTAGCTATGGCTGAAACAACAACCACAGTTGGAGGATTTGATTCACAGCAGGGAACTGCAGGAGTAGGCGGAGAAGACGCGGGAACAAAGCCATCAGCTGTTCCTTCTACTAGTACAGTTTTTTACTCAGTGACTGTTGTTGACTTTATATCAAATCCATCAGAGGATTTAATGCTTAATCCTATAAATGATCCAGACGTAACTTATGCGGAGTCACTTGAGAAAGGTGTAAATAGAGTTGTTAATCCGAACTATGTTCCTAGAATGCCAAGAAACTCTATTGTTGGAATTAAAACAACAGCTCGCGCAGCATATGAAGCCACAGAAGAGTCAAAGCAATATGAGATATTTTATCCTTTCTTTTCTCCCCATCTATCTCTTCCTGTAAAAGCAGGTGAAGAGGTATGGGTGGTATATGAATCAGCAGGAAGTGCATCCGGTGTAGGCTACTGGCTAACAAGAAAGGCAGCCTCTCTTGAGGTAGACGACCTGAATTACACACACAACCCTAGAGAGACACTAACATTGAGAGAAGCAGATAGCGCTGAGACTTCTCCTATGATCGCTCATGAAGGTGAAAATGTTGATGAGACATTTAATCCAATGGGATTTCCTAAAGGCGGCGGCAGGGTCAAGACAAATAATTTAATGCCTGACATAGATGGTGAAAGTGCATTCGAATATATAGTTGTAAATTCTAATTCATATCAGACACAATTCACATCAGAACCTGTTCCAAGATTTAGCAAGCGATCTCCGGACTTTACAATACAGGGATCAAATAATACTCTAATATGCCTCGGAGAAGAAAGAGGGAGAAATTCAATAATTTCAGCAGAGCTTGCTGGAAAATCAGCGCCTGACTCAAACAATACAGTTCCTGTAAAAGTTGCAGGAGATCCAGATCTTCAGGGAAGGGGAACTATTGACATAGTCGCTGGAAGAAGTGTTTTGCTTGAGGCCCTAACTGCTAATGAGACAGTTAGGGGGCTTGATACTTTATCCACTACGTCTGAAGCACTAACTGTTGATCCTGAAGCAGGATACGCTGCTGAGAAGATTGACACGGCTAAAAATCCTACCCTACCCGCTGCTGTTGGAAAGAATGCACGTGAGAGAGATGAGATTGATAAGACGCCTGATGTTACTGAGGCAAATAAGGACGGTGACAACGCAGCAGAAGGAGATCCTGACTTTATCAATGATCTCTCTAGAATCTATATCTCAATGAAGACAAATGTCGATGAGAATTTTGAGATAGAGGCTGCAGACACAGCTATGGTGAAATCTGAAGGTGATGTTCCAGGAATAGTAATAAAGTCAGATCAGGTGAGAATTGTTGCCAGAGAGGATGTTAAATTTATGGTAGGACCGGCAGATGATGGCGCCGCTATTGTTCTCAAGGCTGATGGGAATATTATCTTTATTCCAGGTGCAAAAGGTGTTATTAAACTCGGAGGAGACGACGCATCCAAGGCAATTCTTTGCCTAGATGGCGCAACAGGGGCTGATGTTGGAATTGTGGCTTCATTACCTATAGCTACAACAGCAGGAGGTGCTGCGGGCCACACGCCAGCAGGTCCATTTGGAGAATTTGCAACCAAGGTACTGGTGAAGTGATATGGGCTCTCTTTCTGGTGACGTTCTACAGGTCTTAGATCCCGCAACAGGCGATATATCAGACGCAGGAAGAGCTGCATTTATAGCCGATACCCAGATGATCATGGCAGTCGGCCCAGCAGCAACAGCTGGAATGATAGCGATAGCCGGAACAGACGCAGAGTTTAACATCACAGAGATGATGGGTGTCGTGTCACTTGGCATCATTGGTACTATGCTAGCAGCAGCGTTTGGCAGGCCAACGCTAGAAGAGCATATGACAGACTATGAGGCCTGGCATAGAATAATTGTTGACGGAATCTATAAGGATCTAGCACAGCAATTTGATATTACAAGTCAATATCCCCTTATGCCTATATTTGACCCTACATTTCTTGTTCCGCCAATCATTAACTGGATAGAGATAAATCTTAAACTCAATCTAGATATCAACATAGATTTAGACATGGTGCTTGGTCTGGGGTGGATTCCATGCATGCCAACACTTCTTGCTGACTGCGAGGGGTTTCTATGCATGACAGACTCTGTTGGAGATAACGGACACGTTAGGGAGAAATTTGAGGAGCCGCAGGATCCGGACAGCGCTGATAATCCTGTTGGAGAAGGAGAGCCATGGACATTCTGCGATCTATTTCCAATAGAGATACCTTTCCCGCCTCCATTTGTAATCCCTCCGATTCCTAGTCTACCTTCGTGGGCAATACCTGGAATTCCCGGTATTCCTCCGTTTGATCTTAACTTTCCGCCAGCAATACCCACAGTTCCATCATTCGCGATAGCACTCGGGGCCGCAATTCCAGAGTGGTTAATAAATTTAGCACTTGAGTTCACAGTAGAGTGGATGGAGCTACTTCCGTGCATTCCGTGCTTTATCGAGTGGGTGATAATGAAGATAATAGATCTAATAATATTGGTAATGGAGGCCATTGCAGGATACATTGCATTTGTTGCTTCAATCATAGTTATAATCAAACACATGGTTGTTTGGGTTGCTGTTGACTTAGTCGTCGCACTTCTTGGGCCCGGGATGATAGCAGATCTGGTTGCCACTTTGCTTGGTGCGTGATAATGTTTAGTCTATTGTCCCTACAGATCTCAAGAGCGACATATTTACTATCTAGAGGGCACTATGGCAAAAAGAGATATAACTTTCAGAAGCGTTGGTGTACAGCAGGGTGATCCTGGTCTCGAAAAAGAGATAAGCATCAGGCCTTTCGGTATAAAAACACCTATTGAAATCGGGGTGGGTAGATCTGGTATATTTGAAATGCACTTCAACGCTGTTTCACAGACTGAGGATAATTTAAGAAATCTTATCCTCACAAATCACGGTGAAAGATTGGGAAATCACGGATATGGTGCAAATTTAAGAACACTGACAACAGAGGTATCTTCTATTGATGATTTTGATACAATTGCAATGGAGAGAATTAGAAATTCTGTCACAAAACACATGCCTTTCGTAGAGTTGTCATCTTTTTCATCAGACTTCGGCGGAACAGACAGCGCAACAGCTGGCCCCGGTGACGGAGTCCCGGCAGGTATGACACGAGTAAATATGAAAATAAAATATCGCATTCCACAGCTTCGGTCCCCAGAAAGGGCAATCGAAATTTCTATATATTGTGTAGGATAAATAATGGGCTCAAAGAAAAATAACGTTAAAAGCATACGAAGAAATCAAAGATCTTATCTAAATAAAGATTTTGACGCATTCAAAGCAGAAATGACTCAGTATGGTCAGATTTACTTCGCTGATAAGATAAATGATTTCTCTGAAAATGGCGTAGCTGGCATGTTTGTAGAAATGGCTGCGATGGTTGGAGATAACTTATCATTCTATTTAGATCATCAGTTTAGTGAGCTAGATGTGTTTACTGCTGTAGAAGATAAAAACGTAGAAAGACTTGTAAGATCTGCAGGTGTAAAAATACGCGGTGCCGCGCCAGCGACAGTTGATATTGATTTTTATCTAGAGGCACCAGCAGTGCTAAGAGATAACAAATATATTCCAGATTCAAGCTCACTACCTATAATACAGGCTGGAACAATACTGGCAGCCAGCTCCGGAGTCAAGTTTGAGCTGATTGATGATTTAAATTTTTCAAAAACTAAAAGAGACGGATCTTTTGTAGCATCATACGTGACAATGAAATCAAATTCAGATGGTGCGCCCACAACGTTTTCTGTTAAAATGAGCGGTCTTTGCTCATCTGCAATAACTTCATCTGAAAGCTTCACAATACCAGACAAGTTTGTTCCATTTAGAACAATCAGGCTGTCAACTTCAAATGTCGCAGAAATAATAACAGTTAAAGATTCAGATGGAATTGAATATTACGAAGTAGAATCATTGACACAGGACACAGTATATAAAAGAGTTGCAAATGAGTCTTACGATTCTGAGCTAGTTACAGAAAATATAGAAATGATTCCTGCTCCATACAGATTCTTAACAAAGACAAGCAGGAAAACAGGATCAACAACTTTAAGATTCGGCGGCGGCAGTGCTGCGGGTACTGACGATGATATTATGCCAGATCCAAGTGAAGTTGCAATTCCTCTGTATGGGAGAAAAAAGACGTTTTCTAGACTTACATTAGATCCTAACAAGCTTTTACAAACACGAACACTTGGAGTTTCACCGAGAAATACAACAATATCTGTAAGATATAGAGCAGGTGGAGGCATAAAGCATAATGTTTCCGAAAAATCAATAAAAACAGTTTCTGTATTAAAAACTAAGTTTGCTGCATCAACAGTGGCATCTACAATAGGCGCAGTGAGAGCATCGGTAGAGGTTAATAATCCTACTTCTGCAAAAGGAGGAGAAGCAGCGCTTACAGTTGATGAACTAAGGGCTACAGCACTGGCATTTAGAAATTCACAATCTCGAGTAGTGACAAGGCAGGATCTGGTTGCAAGAGTTTACACGATGCCAACAAAATTTGGAAGAGTATTCAGGGTGGGAATTAGAGATAATCCATCCAATCCCCTCGCTGCTGTTGTATCAATAATAAGTAGAGACTCTAAGTCAAAGCTTGTTATATCGCCAGACACACTTAAGGAAAATTTAAAGCTATACCTCAATGAATATAGACTCATATCTGATGCAGTAGATATAGTTGATGCAAGAGTTGTAAATATAAAAATAGAATATGGCGTAGTCATAGATGCAACAGCAAATAAAAACCTTACGATACAGAGGTCAAATGATCTAATTAAAAAGTATATGTCAATTGAAAATTTTCAAATAGATCAGCCTATAGTTAAGTCTGATATTATTAATATAATCTTAAATACAGAAGGGATTATCTCTCTTGTCAAGTTTAAAGTATCAAGCTTGTCAGGAACAGTTGGAAAAAACGATTATGCTCCTGAGGGATTTGCTGTCAGGGCAAATACAGATAGAGGCCTTATAATTCCGCCCCCTGGATCAATATTCGAGATAAAATATCCCTCCGATGATATCATAGGAACAGCGAGATAAGATATGTATAGAA